GCTTTCGCTTGACCCCAACCTATCGTAATTTCGAAATATTCAGCATCTGCAATATCAATAACACGAGAATAATTTGTGTTATAATCCACCTGTGATATGTGTTCACGTGGATCGTATCGGACTAGCAATCGTCCTTTATGATATGCTGACTTTACAATTTGAAATCTAAATTTAATAGATCCCTGCCAATACTTAAACAATTGAGACATGTGACACGCAGGTGTCATATGAATCTCTTTGCGTAAGGATGGTGTTGTGTAATTTACAGTACGATACAAATCGGGAGCTACTCTTGCATTAAACAATAATTGTCCTGGATCATCTGTACTAGACCAATTAAATGAAGTGAGATAGGATTCGCGTTGAACGTAATCCAAAATTCCCATTTCATCACAGGCCTCTAATCCAGTCACTCTAGGATCAATAGTGACCTCATTTTTAGAATCCATAGTCAATTTAAAAACAGTATCAGCTGCGTCAACATTACAAATATTACCCACTGGACATGGTTTCTGTAATAATGTATCTGTTATAACTACTGGTCTGCTAAAGCCAAATAGACGCGCTATGTCTCCTACACCTGTCGCAACTATTTGCGTAGCTCTAGCATAAGGTGCTATCAATGGAATAGCGGCCAATTGTCCGGCCGCTTTAGCCACAGCTGAAGCTGGTTTAGAAATGATACCCTGACCATATTCATCTCCAGAATTCATACTTTTTGATTTACCCTTAGAGTTTGAATTCTTTTTTGACTTACCAGCTTGAGAAGGCAATACAGCCAAATCATGCGAAGTAGGCATAGTAAGTGTGACCTCACTAGCCCATAAATAAACAGAAATAGTAATCGGATTACCTACATCTGTGTGCCTCAAATCTCCAAAAGACTTAAAAGTAACTCTACCTAATTTTTCAGCAATATCAGGTTTTGATAAAGTGATATAATTTTCCTTATAAAAATATGGAAATTTCATCACTCCACCCGTATTCAAGGTTGGGTTTAGAAAAATGTGTGGTTTCTGTGATGCTCCAATCAAATCGGCATCAAATGTGGCTCCTACACCACGTACAACAGTTACATCATCATGCCCATTTAAAGGATTATAAAAAGCAAGGGCTCTTCCATAATGGAAAGGAGTTCCACTAATCAAAACCTTCATATTCAAATTCATGCGCAACAAATCAAAATTTTTAATTTTATCGCGAATAAAATCGTTAGATAAATATGCAGACCATACATCTAATTCTTCAAATAAAGTTTCATTAATTCCCCATTGATATGTTGCCACTTCAATCGGACGTGAAAGAAAATTACCCAAATCACTATCAGTATTATCAGCTAAATTAAATGTTTCATCTGGATCAGCAGGCACCGTAGCCGACCATCCAGCATTTTCGTCAGCAAAAGTGGTAATTTCAGCCTTCATATCAGAATCAGCTTGACCCGATGTCATAGTACCTGATTGTGAATAGAAACATCTTTCCTCTAATTTTCTATTTCGCGCTCTAAGTTCTTTAATCAACTTCTTGAGCTTCCTTACATGACCATATTTTCTCGCGATATCGTTCTCGAGTACAACTATATAGTCCATAGTTGTTTCCTTGTCTTCGAGGTCAAGGAGTTCCTCTTCTTTTATACTCATGTCGAGTATGTTTTTGTTATATAAACTAGTAATGCGATATTTATGAATAGTGTAATGATTTGCATCATAATAATTACACCAGTGCTTCTCTTTGTGTGGTTTCAAACCACTCCACTAAATAATGGTACCTCACGGGGAAGGTTCAAGACAAGTGAGTTTTTGTAACATATTTTAAGGTTGGAAGTTCCTTTAAATAAGCTCATAACTACCCCACTTGGGTTCTTTGGTTTTTATTGCATGTATCCAACGCAATTTCAAAATTGTGAAATGTTCACCCTATTCCTTGTTAGGAATGGGGTATGGATTTTCATTCCATACATATTTGTCGCAATACTTATGGATCTGTTCCCTATACGTAGGAAACTCTCCAACAAGTCCAGCGATGTTACTATCTAATGCAACTTTCTCCAACTGCTCTCTTCGTAAGGTATAAATTCCTTCTCCATAATGAGCATATTTGTCAAGTGCATCCTTAATTGTGCATGCTGCGTGTAAATCTTC